GAAGGAGATGCCAATCACAAGGCATTTCCTTTTTCCACCTTATACTCTTTTTCGCAACTTTTACATGCCCTATAATAGGAGACTAACACAAGGAGAATCAAATGAAGATCAAGGAATTCGAAGACGGAAGCGCTATCACCCCCACGGGGATCGCCATCATGATCGGTGTGAGTGCTGTTGTAGGAACAACGGTATTCGCAGCGAAGGAGGTGGCGCACAACGTGAGCATGAAGCGCTACATGAAGAAGATGAAGAAGATCAACACTGAGGCTGCCCTGAACAGGTAACCCAAAAGAGGAGATGCTAATCACAAGGCATTTCCTCTTTCTTTTTCCAACTACCGAAAGGAATAATGTGATTCAATGTGACCACAAAGACGTTAATGGAGTTCTTTGGCGGTTTTCTCAGAAGTACAAAATAATGGTTTGCCTTCGTTGTGGGCGGACAAAAGAAAGGGAAGACAATGAAGACATCTGCTGATTTGTGTCGTGAGACGGGTGCTACTTATCGTCAGATCGACTACTGGGTTCGCAATGATGTTATTAAGGTGGAAAACCCTGAGGTTAGTGGATCAGGGACGAGTCGACAATTCGATGACTCAGTAGTTGATAAATTGAAGGTTGTTACGATCATTTCTAAGGCTTTCGGTGGTAAGGGTGTTGATACCAAGACCTTGAAGAAGATTGTTGATACCTACGACTCAGGCGAGTTCATGCTTGGTGATGGAGTGTTTCTAACCTGGGCTACTTGGCCCTGAAAGGATTTGTGATGGGGATTGAAGAAATAGATGAGTTGAAGCCTGATGGTTTCGATAGTAAGTTTGTGAATGTTACTTGAGGAGGAGTAATGGATGATGGCGACTGGATGAAGAAGGCTGTCTCTATCAAAGCAACGCTGCAAAAAGGCGGTGGGTTCTTTGGTAAAGTGAAGTGTTCTAACGGACGTGTGTTGTTTGTCTATTGGGATAGTATGGCTGATATGGATGAAGCAATTGCACGCGATTTCCCGCATCTGTTTAAAGAGAAAGAGTTTGATAAGTACGGGCCCGATCATAATCAGATCTTAATCGATGAATTAAGGAGGTGAAATAATGGAACTCATGGAACATCAGTTGACTGCTATTGATCAACTTGGATCTGGTAAGGTGTTGTATGGTGGTGTTGGTAGTGGTAAGTCTGCTGCTGTTCTTGGGTACTATGTCAAGGCAGAAGAGAAGCGAGACATCTATGTCATCACGACCGCCAAAAAACGTGACTCTCTTGATTGGGTTAGGGAAGCTGCTGGATTTGGTATTGGTACCGAACGGTCTGGAACTCTATTTGGAGTCATTAATATCGATTCCTGGAATCAGCTTAGTAGTTACGAAGATGTATCCGGCGCATTCTTTATCTTCGACGAACAGCGTCTGGTTGGATCTGGAGCTTGGGTTAAGAGTTTCATAAAAATTGCCCGGAAGAACCATTGGGTGATGCTTTCTGCTACACCAGGTGATGTGTGGCTTGACTATGCGCCGATCTTCATTGCCAACGGCTTCTACAAGAACATCACACAGTTCAAGATGGAGCATGTGTTGTATGAGCCGTGGAGTAAGTTCCCACGCGTTCGTGGATACCTTAACGAGCGTAAGTTGGAACTGCTTCGTAATGAGATTCTTGTGGAGATGCCATATCTCAAGCATACTACGAGGTATCTGAATTACACCCCCGTCTCATATAATGTGGACCTTTTCAACCAGGTCTTCAAGCATCGTTGGAATCCGTATGAGGATCGTCCTGTCAAGGATGTATCAGAGATGTTCCGTCTCATGCGCAGGGTTGTTAACACCGATCCTAGCCGTTTGGATACGGTTCATGAGCTTATGCGATGCCATGATAGACTCATCATCTTCTACAATTTCAACTACGAACTCGACATTTTACGTACGTTGAGTAGTCTTGAAGTAGAGGTTTGTGAGTGGAACGGGCACGTTAAGCAGGCTGTCCCAACGGGCGATAAATGGGTGTATTTGGTCCAATATGTGGCTGGCGCAGAGGCTTGGAACTGTACGACTACGGACGCGATGATCATGTATTCGCTGACGTATTCATACAAGAATTTTGAGCAGTGTCAGGGGCGAATTGACCGTCTAGATACACCTTATTCATCACTGTATTATTACATCCTTTATTCCGACTCTTTGATCGACCGTGCGATCCGTCAAAGTCTCTCAGAAAAGAAGAATTTCAATGAAAAAACGTACTTGAAAAGTGTGTCAAATTTGATTTCAGATTTGACAACATTTGACAACATTTCGGGTAATTTGGGAGATTCTGTAATGAAAAGCACTGAAATGCCTTATAAGCATAAGAGTGAGTTTGAGGAGATTTTGGAGTCAAAGTATGAAGGTGAGTGTATTTTCTGGGACTAAATTTTGAGATTTGACAAATTTGACAAAAGTGTCTGTACGGAGTATAGGGTTAAAACTCCTGGTCAGAGCACTGTTTTAGGGCAAAACTACCCTTTGTCAAATTTGTCATTTTTGCATACCAAAAAGTCCCCAGGATTTTGTAATATATACTCTTTTTTCCGCCCGCGTAAAGGGTATAGGGGTATAACCACCAAAATACTTTTCGAATCGATGTAAATTTATGACAAAATGACAAAAACCGCGAAAAGGAGCGAGTAATGGCTGAAGAAGAAATTTTGGACGAATCGAAGGACGGAGACTTCTTCTGGGACGAGGAAACAGGCTTCGTTTATCGAAAAAAAGAAGGTGTTTGGGGACTACCCATCGCAACGGTCGAAACTGAGGGTCTTCTGCACGCACTAATCAGGGAGTTGACCAATGAATAATGACGAAGAGCTCTGGGAAACGATTCCAGACTTCAGAGATTACGCTGTAAGCAGTTTTGGGCGTATTTACAATCGTAGACGTGATAGTATTATGCGATCGAGTCTGAACAACCATGGACACGCCAAAATTTCGCTGATTTCTGATGTTGATGGTAAACGACACACCAAGAGTGTTGCTCAACTTGTCGCATTAGCCTTTGTAGAGGCTCCTACGGGCTTGTGTGACCAAGTTGTGGTGCTAGACGGCGATCATCGTAATACAGCGGCTTACAACCTCGCCTGGAGGCCTGCTTGGTTTGCTTGGAAGTATTCAAGACAACTCAAGACCCTTCAACCTGCACAATTTGAAAACCTTACCATAAGATGCGTCAATAATGGCGCAATTTACTCATCTGTTGTAGATGCTGGTATGAAAGAAGGATTATTGTTCCAAGATGTATGGCGTAGCACGTTTACACGAGCTGAAATCTTTCCAGGTGGCCTTGTGTTTGAGGTTGTCAGAAAGAGTATAGGGGATTAACAAATACATGGGGTATAATAGGAGAGATCTGCTTTTTAGATCATACAAGCCTTTTATTTTTTGGAGGTGACATGGCCACACGCAGTGAGACAGCGTATCAAACGCAACTGATTAAAAAATTGGAAGCAATGTTTCCTGATTGTCACATCCAGAAGAATGATGCGGCTCAGCGACAAGGAATTCCAGACATTCTGATTCTTCATGGACATCGTTGGGCTATGCTTGAGGTTAAGATCTCACGTACAGCGAATATTCAACCTAATCAACAGTATTATGTTGACCTATTTGATGAGATGTCATTTTGTTCCTTCATCTACCCTGATATTGAGGAGGAAGTATTAAATGATCTTCAACAAGCGCTCAGGGCTGGAAGGTAAACACGCTTTTCTAAGTCCAAGTGGGCATCATTGGTTGAACTACACAGACCAGAAACTTGAAGCTAGATTTCATTCATCACAAGCTGCACAGCGTGGTGTAGACATTCATGCGCTAGCTGCAGAAGCGATTCGACTTGGAGTCAAGCTTGCAAAGTCCAACAACGCATTATCCACTTATGTGAATGATGCAATCAGCTACAAAATGGCCACCGAACAGATCTTGTTCTATTCAGACAACTGCTTTGGTACAGCAGACACGATCTCGTTTAGAAGAAACAAGTTGCGTATTCATGACTTGAAAACGGGGATTACTGCAGCATCAGTCAAGCAGCTTGAGATTTACGCTGCCTTGTTCTGTCTTGAATACAGCATGGATCCTGGTGACATTGATATTGAACTCCGTATCTACCAACGTGAGGAGATCCAAGTCTTTGAACCATCGCCAGATACAATTAGACTTATCATGGAAACCATCATTGACTTTGATAGTCAAGTCGAGCGACTGAAGGAGGAATACCAATGATCATTGAAGAAGACGAACATCTTGCTCACTATGGTATCCTCCGTCGTTCAGGTAGGTATCCTTGGGGAAGTGGTAATAATCAGAGCACACGTAATGCCTCGTTTCTTGACTACGTCAATGAGATGAAGCGTGCCGGCCTTACTGAAGCTGAGATTGCTAAGGGAACAGGTAGCGACACAAATCCTGGATTCTCTGAAGAGCATGCATTCTCAACGACAACTCTTCGTGCGTTGAAGACGATTGCTAAAGCCCAACAAAGGCAAGAGCAGATTGGTCAGGCTCAACGCCTAAAAGACAAGGGAAACTCAAACGTCGCTATTGGGCGTAGATTGGGTATTCCTGAGCCAACGGTTAGAAATCTTCTCAAGCCTGGTGCCAAAGACAAGGCAGATCAACTAACTAGTATGGCTGACATGCTTAAGCGTCAGGTTGCTGATAAGACGTTTGTTGACATTGGTGCAGGTGTAGAAACACATCTTGGTGTTAGTAAAGAACGTCTTAATGTTGCTGTCGCCATGCTTCGTGAAGAAGGTTACACTGTTCACACAGGTATCAAGATCAAGCAAGTTGGAACTGGTCTAGACACAGACCTCAAGATTCTTGCGCCTAAGAACACAACTTGGGGTGATGTACAGCGTAACAAGGATAACATCCGTCAGATTCAAGAGTTCTCAGACGATCATGGTAGAACGTTTGCTAAGACGCATGATCCATTGATTGTTAATCCTAATCGTGTAGCAGTTAAGTATGCTGCTGATGGTGGGGCAAAAGCAGATGGTGTTATCTATGTTCGTCCTGGTGTTGAAGATGTGTCGATTGGTAAGGCACGTTATGCACAAGTTCGAATTCAAGTTGGTGAAGGTCACTATCTTAAGGGTATGGCAGTCTATCGAGACGACCTACCTGCTGGTACAGATCTTGTTTTCAATACCAACAAGGACAGCACAGGTAACAAGCTTGATGCAATGAAGTCGATCAAGGCTGATAAGGATCTTCCGTTTGGTTCTATCACCCACCAGATCATTGCTGATGCTGGTACACCACATGAACGCGTTACTTCTGCTATGAACATTGTTGGTAGCAAACCTGGCTCTGGTGAAGAAGGTGATTGGAAATCATGGGGTGACAGCTTGTCATCACAGTTCCTAGCCAAGCAAAGCCCAAGTCTTGCACGTAAGCAGCTTGATGTCACAGCAGAGCAGAAGCAGAAAGACTTTGATGAGATCTCAACTCTTACCAACCCAGTTGTTAAGAAGAAGCTTCTAAAGAGTTTCGCTGATGGTACAGATGCCGCTGCTGTAGAGTTGGACGCTGCTGCACTATCTCGTGATCAGGGTTGGCATGTGATTCTACCTGTCAGTTCTATGAAGCCTAATGAGATTCATGCGCCTAACTATGCTGATGGTACACATGTAGCATTGGTTCGTTACCCACATGGTGGCACGTTCGAGATCCCAGAACTTGTTGTTAATAACAAGAACAAAGAAGCAAAGTCAATGATTGGTAATGCTGAGGATGCTGTTGGTATTCATCACAGTGTTGCTGAGCGTCTGTCTGGTGCTGACTTCGATGGTGATACTGTCATTGTCATCCCTAACAATCAACGTAAGGTCAGGTCAACACCTGCTCTTGAAGGCCTAAAGAACTTCGATCCTATCCGAGCATACCCAAAGTATGATGGTATGAAGGTAATGGATAGTGTTACTAAGGGTCATGAGATGGGTAGTGTATCTAACCTTATCACTGACATGACTGTTCGTGGTGCACCTGCAGAAGATCTTGCTCGTGCTATCAAGCATTCAATGGTAGTCATTGATGCAGAGAAGCATGAGCTTAACTGGAAACAATCAGAGATCGATCAAGGTATACGTCAACTCAAGCAAGACTACCAGACCAAGCCAACCAATGGTAAGTCTAAGGGTGCGTCAACACTACTGTCTCGTGCTACATCAGAGATCAGGGTACCACAACGTAAGCTTCGTAAGGCGTCTGAAGGTGGTGGTATTGACCCCACTACTGGTGAGAAGGTGTACACTCCTACTGGCCACACCTATGTAGACAAGAGTGGTAAGACAGTAGTGAAGACTGAGTCATCACAGAAGTTGGCTGAGACTACAGATGCACACACCCTATCATCAGGCACACCTATTGAGAAGATCTATGCTGACTACTCTAATAGGATGAAGGCATTGGCTAACAAAGCTAGGCTTGCTTGGTTGGATACACCGAACCTTGAGTATTCACCCAGTGCTGCTAAAGCATACGCCCCCGAAGTTAAATCATTGACTGAGAAATTAGCCCTATCCAAAATGAATGCCCCCTATGAAAGGCAAGCACAGATCATAGCGAGGTCAGTCATCAAGGCTAAGAGACAGTCAGATCCTTCACTTGATGGTGATAAGCTGAAGAAGGTAGAGTTCAAAGCACTAGAGGATGCACGCATTCGTACTGGTGCTAACAAGAAGGAACGCCAGATTCAGATCACACAGGAAGAGTGGAACGCTATTCAATCTGGTGCTATCAGTAACAACCGCCTCGAAGAGATACTAACTAACACAGATCTTGAAGCTCTGCGTAAGCTAGCAACTCCTCGTACACCACGTAAGATGACAGCAACTAAGACTGCACGTGCACGTGACATGCTAGCTATTGGGTACACCAAGCAGCAGGTAGCACAGCAGTTGGGTGTGTCAGTCTCTACACTCAGTGCTGCAGTCAAGGACACACAGTCAGGTGGTGATGGGTGATGGCACTAGCAATGCTTAGCACGATCGACAATCCATACAATCCGTTCACACAGTTCGATGATTGGTATGCCTTCGACACTAGGAAGAAGTACTACACTCTGTCCTTCCTCGCTAGGGTAGCTGTCGTATCACATAATACATCTGAAGCTGATCAGATGTTGTCGATACAGAATGCAATTGATGAGATTGTTACTGATAATGTTCAAGGAAATTATATCAAAGTCTTTGAACCAAATTCAGAATGATTCATTTTATTTTGGAGTCAAAGGTACGTAGGGGGGGTGTCGTAAAAAGTACCCCCCCTCTGCAT